TGAGGTAAATTTTGAAGTTGTATTAATCGACCAGAAAATCTCCCTGTCCTATTGGCTCCATAAAACTGAAACATACCTCTGGCCCTTCCGTCTCTACAGACCACATTTTCCATGGCGGTATATTTCTTTATAGAAGATTTAGCCAACTTCTGCCTAAGCTCTAAAACAGTTTTATAAGGCTCATTTACTTGATCTACCATCTCTGATACTTCTTTTTTGCCAAGACTGTCCATCTCTATACCATTATCATTAAGCCATCCTTTCATCTGTTGTACCGAATTTGGATTTTCTAGTTCAGTGATTTCCTGCATTATATTTCTTAACTTCTCACTTGAATCTTCATCTATAGAAATTGCTTGTTTAACAAAATGCATATCTATAGCAATACCCCTATCATTTATTATTTGGTCTAATACATATTCAGACCAAACAAAGTCAGGTAGAGGAAATTTTGATAGTCTCTTCTTAATTAATATTTCTGTTTCTACGTCTCTAGCATTATATTCTTTGAATCTCTGCCACTTTTCCATATCATGACTTGGTAAATTTCTGGTCCTTCCACCATTACTTTTTGTAGGATTGCAGGGAATACAAAAATATCTAATTAGGTCTTTACCTTCTATCAGCTTTTGCTTTTCCAAACCTAAAACAGCTCCTACCCCTTCTAGTGATAAGGGAAGGCCCATATAGGCAGACCAGATCATTGAACATCTCCAGGATGAAGGGTTTAAATATTTTCCTGTTTCTAAGCCTAGAAACTTTGATAAACATATCCTCTCAAACATGGCATTAAANGCCCATTTAATAATTTTCTCGTCCTTCAAGGCCATGATAATCTCTTCAGGAATTTTCTCTCCTTGGGTAAGATCTATGACATTTACTTCTTTACCATCTATGGAATATCCAAATAAAAGGATTTCAAAGTCCTCACTTTCTGCATATCTATAGACACCTGACCTAGCAAGATTAACACTAGAATAGGTTTCTATATCAATTGAAATAGATTTCATTTATACCATCCTCTCCAATGAAAATAAGGCGGCAGTCTTCACCACCACCTTATTAATCTACTTATTTCTAAGCTAAGAAATCATCATCTTCTAAGGATGTAAACTCATCGGCAGCACTAGCTCTGCCACCTAAAGGCTCTCCATCTTTAATCTTTTGAATATTTCCTAGACCACAGGCCACTCCCTTATTACCATTTGAGTTAAAGGCATAAAAGTTCAAAGACACCCTGGCATAACAGCCACTATAAACTTCACCTCTATCTAAAATTGGTCTAACAGCCTTGTCTACAATCTGAGGTGCTGTCATACTATTGGCATTAACAAAATAATGTCCCTTATAAGCTTCATCTTCTCTCTCTAGATCGCCGTCCCTCAAAGGTAGCTTAATAGCAGCTTTATTTGGTTTCTTACCTCCAAACTTATGAAGACCTTCTTCAATAGCCGCATCTACTGCTGCATTAATAGCATTAATTGTTTCTGTGTCAGTCTTTGGAATTAATACTGATACACTATATCTTTCTGGACCACCATTTATGGAAACTGGGTCCCAACCATTGAAATAGCTTAGTCTAGTGTTTACCCCTGTAATAACCTTTGTTTTACTTGTATTATTCATAATCTATACCTCCGTAATTTTATTAAATTCTTTCTCTGCACTTGATAGGTCCATTGCCTTCCTTTTATCTGAGACTGGAACAAGAGTTGGTTTTCCCCTAGGTTTTATAATTTGTTCACCTAAAATCTCTTTGAATTTTTCTTTACCCATCAGTTTTTCCATCTCAGTAAGAGTAATAAGGCTTTGCCTGAATATATCCTTGTAACCATTTTCTTTTGCCAATTCTGCAATTTTTTCTTCGTCCTTATACTTACGAATTGATCTACCCTCTACAACTTTAAATCCTCTCCACTGCTTATCATGGTTTACAGCGGCATCTGTTGCATAAGCCATTATCTCGTTAGCCCACTTGGTAAGGTCTGATAGTTTTGATAGTACCTCTTCTATTTCCTCATCTGAAAGTATGGGAGGGAGCTTAAATTCTGCTTGTGCTAATTTAAGTTTCTCTTCAGCTCTAGCCCTGCATTTAATAGCTGCCCTGCAGAAGGTGCACCATTCTCCTGGAAGATATTCTCCTTCACCTTTGAAGGCTGACTCTGCCTTTGGTTTTAAAATCTTTTCAGCCCACTCTTTTAAGTCCTTAACTGAAACTGTCCAGGAACTTATATTCTCTCTTCTTGGCTGAAAAATATGGAGGGTAACATCTTCAATATCATATAGACTTTCATAGGCTTGAAGAGCTCCTAGGGCATATAATTTCATTTGCGGATTTTCTTCTGCAAAAACTAAAATTCCCTGTCCGTATTTCATGTCAATTATATGCATGCTTTTATCAGCAATAATTACACAGTCGCCTGTACCAAAGCCTTCTGGAACATAGGATGAAAAATCAAGTCTTTCTTCAATCAGTATAAGAGGGTCCTTACAGGCTTTTTTTACCTCTTCTATTTGCTCTAATATATAGGTCACATAGTCATCACTATGTTCTTCCATCTCATCATCATGAAATTTAGAAACAGGTCTTTTGCTTCTTATATTTAGAGCCTTTTTTAATTTGTGTTCACATAAATTATGTGCGGCTGTACCTTGAGCTGCTGCAGTTGATTCCTGGTCTTCAAATTCTAGTTCTAGCCTGGGAGCTGGACTGCAATTAAGCCAGCGGTGGGCACTGGAAGCAGAAAGTATAGCATGCCCCAGGCCAGCCTCTCTTGTGTCGTTGACACAATTCACCTTCTGTTTAGTCATTTCCCAATTCCTCCGCATCCTTTAACAAGGCTCCATACTTACTAGGATCTACCTCGCTTAGTTTAGAGCCACCATGCTTTTCAATTAGCTCTCTTACTTGAGAGGTAAGACCAGCCTGGCTCTTTTTAGCAAGGACTCCTCTAACTTCCTCTAAGGTAACAGGCTTTTCTTTGACTTTTACTTCCGATTTTTTCTTCGGGATTGCCTCTTCATTTAAAGCATCTCCACTTGTGATTGCATCTGCTATAGTCTCAATACTGTCTGCTAAAGAACGCATATCTGAAACCACATCAAGAAGTAATTTTATTTTGCTCATTTCCCAATCCTCCTTCCTTTACCTCGGATATGGCAAGCTCCTGCACTGTATCTCCAGGAACTAGAATAGTAAGCTTATGCTTCTCACCAAGCAGAAATCTAAGTAATCTTTCTCTAATGGTGATATTGCGGTAAGATACTATCCCGCCATCCTTTGGTTCTTTTGAAACACTGATTTTTAGATTATGTTTCATTGCTTTCACCTCTTTCTGGGAACATTTTTATTAGCTCCTATTTATTAGCCACAGGAAGAGGTAAAAGTTGAGGGTTTAGGAAAAATCTTTTTAAAATTCTTTTTTGCTGTATTTAATCTATGGGAAATAGCACTCTTACTGACACCTTGAAGTTCAGCATAATCACCTGGAGAAATTCCATCCAAATAAATAGCTATAAGAAGCTCCGCTTGATTAGGTTTTAGATTTTTACGAAGAACTCTGCATACATTTTCATAATCTTCTTTCCTATTTATTTTTTCTACATCAGAATGATCTGGATACATTTCAATTGTATTTTCTCTCTTAGAATTATCCTCAAAATCTTTTACTTTCTGTTTTTTTGTTTTGCCATCAATTCTTTTAGGAGTAGTAGTTAATGCCGAGTGCCTATCAAATTTATGCCAGTTGTTATATTCGGTTTTATTCATTAAATCGAACATCTCTTGGACAGTATTGCATCTTTCAATTTCCTCTTTTTTATCTTCAGGTGCTTCTGCTAGCCTCATTTCATAATCTATATCTAGCATCAAAGTATAGTCATCATCTGGAATTTCAACCTCTGTAAGTTTATTATCATATCTAATTTTAATTTTCATAAGTCTCTCCATTTCCCGTCTTGAGAAACGGCGGAGAACTAATGAATCACAAAATAAATAACCAGCAGATCTATCTCCTTAAAAATTTACATAGGAAATAATACGGTGGATTATAAATTCATCTAATAGTCTTTTATTGACTATTACTGATTCATTTATATTTCCGCCGTCTCTGCTGGCCAGCTTAGACGTATTTTTTATTTAGTGGGTGCAGAAAACATCTATCCTGCCCATCACTAATTTAATAGTACTAGGTATCAGATTTGCATGATCAACTCGCCAAGTTGGTTTTTAAATGCCTGAAAATAGGCGTTTCTTAAAATTAAGCATAAAAAAAGAACCCTTTTCAGGGTTCAAAGCCAACTCAGTGAGTTTTTAATTTTTAAATTTATTCACTTATTTTAGTTCCTAGTTCTTCAATTCCATAACTTCTAAGTATCGAATTGAAGTTTGCAATAGTTAAACTTGGCATGGTTTCCATTATCCTTACATAAATCCTATCGGGGTCCTTATAATAATTTAACTTTTCTTGGGATTTTTTAAACAATTCTTCTGTTATCCTTAAATTCAGCCTCAAGCCTATGCAAATAGCTAACAGCGTTTTCTTTGACATATTATTGTAATCATTGTTTTTTATTTTTCCATGATAGTTTTTATGTAATTCTGTCTCGTTATTAAACTTTTCAGGATATTGCCAGTTTCTATTTTTCATTAGAAACCACAGACATTCACATAGTGTTGTCGTTGGATTTCCTATCATAGTCATAAGTTCTATTTCTTCTTCTTCGTCATGGGAAGCCAAATAGTCCCTAAAAGAATCATAAACTTCATTAGGCTCATATTCAAAAGAGTTTTGATACTTAGGATGAAATGTAAGTAATCTTGTATCAACGCCTTCAACTTTCTTAAGTACAGTAAACCCAATTAAATCCTTAGACATATGAGGATAAGACACAAATCTCTGCTCTCGAATGTTTATAGCACATTTAGAAAGATTTCTTTTAGCTTTGGCAGTTAAATTAAGTTGACCCTCTTTTTTAACTACATATTGTTTTTCCGCCAGTACAAAGTAGCCCTCAGCAAAAACAAATCGCCCGTCTTTAACCCAATTTTGTAGTGATGTGTCTTCTAAAAGAAGCTTAATTGCTTCCGTTGGGGACAATTTAACAAACTCTTTTTTAGTATTTGTATCTTCATACACAACTTCATAATCTTCAAATTCTGAAATATCCCCTTCAAGTCCAACTTCTAGTAATCTATATTTTACAGATGATCTAGATACAATAAAAAACTCGCTCAATTCTTCAATTAAGCTGTCACAGGTTAAATCTGTATTATTTGTATTTGCTTTTCGTCTTTCTATATATTCTAAAGCCTTTCTTTTAAAGGTATTTTTAGGCATTAAAATTCTTGGTGCTAACCTATGTGCTTGCCATTCCAACCATTTTACTTCATTTTCCTTTGTATTCTTTCCTTCTGGTGGAATAAAATAAGTCTCAGATTGTCGGCAAAGTATAGGGTATAATTTTTCAGAAGCACTTTTATTTTTGATTTCGAGGATTTCAAAGTAACGTTTGTCCTTTTCCCAGTGTACTGCTTCATGAATCAAAGTGTTTCTTTTAGATCCCTCACCATAAAAAGCCTCTGATAATGGGTCTATTAATATAGTTCCAGCTTCAAATCTTGTTGGTGTAAGCTCTTTTGTGTCATGATTATAAATATCCACGTTAGAACTTAGTAGTAAGCAGCAGCCAAAAACATCCAAATTGCTTGATAAATAAGCTTCTTGAACTTTTAGTCCCATAGATTTAAGAATATCCTCAACAGGTAAAGGCATCGGTTCAACCAATGCCTGTTTGCAATATTTTGTTAAAAATTTAGTGGCATAATCATCTAAACGGTTTTTCCCAAGAATTAATGCACCAGTTTTTTTATTAATATCAAAAATATCACTCGATGTTATCCTCTTCATTTTCTAACTGCTCTCCTTTATCCATATGATCTAGAGGCAATGCTTCTAATAATTTTCTTGCCTCTTTCCAAGTAGGATAAAACTCTTCTACTAATGCAGTAAATCTGTGGGTATGATTTTTTTCTATTAGATGCACTAGTTCATGAATAACAATATACTCAAGACACTCTACTGGCTTTTTAGCAAGCTGTAAATTTATCCATATTCTTTTTTTACCTATATTGCAAGTACCCCATTTAGTTCGCATATTCTTAATTCTGTATTCGTTAGCATGGAGATTTGTTTTTGTCTCACATCTTGAAACAACCCCCTCTAACACTCTCTTTAGCTCTTCCCTATACCATTCATTGAATGCTCTTTCTTTAGATTCTTTAGTGGCTCTTTTAGGGGCTGTTAGAACTATCTTGTTTGGCATTTTCGTAATTTGATACTTGTTACCTTCATAAATAACCTGCAATCGATACGGTTTTCCCCATAAATAGTGAGACTCGCCTGACACATATTCCCTTTCACTTTGACGAGCCTGTGATAGCATCCTATCTCTAACCTTTGCTATCTCTGGCATCTTTTTTAATACAAAAAGTCTTATCTCTTCATCAGGAAAGTCGTTTGGGCTGCTAACNACCACCCTACCNTCAGGCGGATTAATCCTTACATAAAGATTTTTTAAACTTTTCTTTTTAATAATTTGTATTGGCACACCGCCAATTACTGTTTCATTACTCGTCATATTCAACCTGCCTCCCAGCTATATCGAAGACCTCATTTGTTTTTTCAGTTGCTTCGTCCTCGTCATAACCATATACCAATAACTTTTGATATATTGCAAGTCTTATATTTTGCTGTTTTTGGAAATTTCTTTTCCAGTCAGGTCTTATTGCCTGACGAATGGCACCATCAAC